CCTATTAAGTATGTGCCGAAGGGATGGGGATATGAAAAATGGATTGCAAATTGTGAGAAGTATTGTGGTAAACTTTTGTTTATTGCAAAGGATAAACAGTGTTCATGGCACTATCATAAATTAAAAGACGAAGTATTTTTTGTGCAAAGTGGAAAGATAAAACTCTTTCATGGATGGGAGGATGATATAGAAAAAGCAGAGATAACAATACTTAGAAGAGGAGATAAGTTTCATGTACCTATCGGTCTAAAGCATCGTATGTTTGCACTAGAAGATACTGAACTATTTGAATTCAGTACAGAACATATGGATTCTGATTCTCATAGAATCATGCCTGGAGATACGATTTAACTTCTGCATAATCATGTGGATACCATGAGGTATCTGCACATGTGTATTCTTGATACTTACCTTCTAGATGTTTGGGGAAGGGGATTACTTCAATCTCCGCCCCTTCTTTTTTGGCAATCAATTCTGCAATCTCAAGAA